CTCACCGAACATCAACAGCAAACGCTTCACGCATGGCGTGAAGGGCAACATCTTGTCCTCTCAGGAGATGCCGGCACCGGCAAAACATTTATTTCACTCTTTCTTGCGCTTCGTCAAGTCTTGAAAAAGGATTCTGAATATGAACAGGTGATCGTGATTCGCTCGATTGTGCCGTCGAGAGAAGTCGGGTATCTTCCAGGTTCGCTGAAAGAAAAGATTGGCGTCTATGAAGAACCATACAAGTACATCTGCAATCAGTTATTGAATCGTGGAGATGGATACGAAATTTTGAAGAATAAACTTCAACTCAGTTTCCAAACCACTTCATACTTACGCGGCGTGACATTTGAAAATTGTATCGTGGTGATCGACGAAATTCAGAATCTCTCCTATGGAGAACTGGCGACCGTCGTGACACGTATTGGGAAAAATTGTCGAATGATTTTCTGTGGCGACACCAATCAGTCAGATCTGTGGCGTCCAGAAGAGAAGAATGGCATTCATCATTTTTTGAATATTTTGCAACGAATGGAATCGGTGACGACTGTGCAATTCACAGTCGATGATGTGGTGCGATCTGGATTTGTCAAAGAGTTTCTGTTCGCACAAGAAGCGTATCGAAAAGAACATGCATATTGTTCAGTGTAAAATTTGACATTTGTTTTGTGTTCACGTATAGTAGTGATATATTTTTCTTGATGAGGTGATTATGAAAGGGATTGATCCAACTCGGTATTGTGAGACACGTGATGGTGATGTGACCGTATTGACAGCGAGGTTCTGGGATAAAAAGGCTGAACAGAAACTCGGTCAGTTTTTGACTGATGCAGATTACGATGTCTTGATAGAAGAGAATTGCGATTTTTACGCTCCCTCTTTTGGCTGCGGGGATCTTGCCTGTGGAGGTCCCTGCGGCAACAGCGAAGATAATATCATCTTCAAACTTCGCCGAAACGTCTTTACATCCTCAGAGCAACAGGGTGCCTATGAAGGATTGGTGGGGGCAGCCCAGCAATCTCAAAATCGTGGTATTGCGGCAGGTCCTAAATCAGAAAAGCTTGATAATCGCGATTGGGTCACTGATCAGCAGATGGCGATTATGGATCATATTATTGACCGTGTGAATGGGAAGCTCTATGACACCACTGGTGATTTAGACCGTCTCATCAACGATTTCCATAACGCTGAAACAACGAGAGGGTGGGTGTGGTTGCGATCAAAGATTTCTGATGCAGGGTACAACTACGAATCATTCTTCAAAGATAAGATTGAAGAGTGGAAAGGGATGACGCTTGAACAGGCTGCAAAAGATGCCACACTCATCAAGAAAACATTTATCTCGCATACCACTTATGCCAATGGCGTCTTATCGGGGATTGCAGGATTCTTTGATCGGTATCCTCGTATTCCATATGGTCGTGCGACGTCATACACCCAACACAATCGCGAACTGTATGAACAGTGCTACCCATTTATGATCAAGTTGGCGGACGAATTCAAGCGATTGCTTCCGCGAAGATTTGCCGCTCAAGAATCTTGTGCGAATCGTCTCGATTCGCGGTTCCGTGTAGCAGGGCATAAGACCCCATTTACCACGATCACTGTCAACAAGAACTTCCGAACCGCTGCGCACCGAGACGCAGGAGATTTGGGTGAAGGATTTTCGAATCTGACGGTTGTGGCTAAAGATAAGAACTGGAGCGGTGGGTATTTGGTATTGCCAGAGTTCCGTGTGGCAATCAATATTCGTCCAGGGGATCTTTTGCTCATCAATAATCACCAAGGTATTCACGGAAATACTGAAATTCTTCCACCCAAAGGGAAGACTTTGGACGAAATGGAACGCATTTCATTGGTATGCTACTTCCGCGAAAAGATGCTTGACTTGGGAAGCTGGGAATACGAGCATGCGCGATACGACTTTGTGGAATCTCGGCGTTTGAATAAACAGCATGCATTGTGGCGTCCATTGTGGAATGGAGTTTCAGAAGGGATGTTTCATTCTCAAGAATGGTATGAGTATCTTACACAGAAACTCGGCGAGGATGTTCTCAAGCAATATCATCCAGAATCCATTCAAGCACAAACGCTTGAAGGATTCTTTTGATGTGTGGAGTAATTGGGGTGGTGCTATGCCACCCCACCATAGAGGATTATGCTCTTCTCACCCGCATCTTTCATGAGTCAAAGATTCGCGGGATGCACGCAACAGGATTTACATACCTTCAGAACGATGTTCTTCATACTGAACGCTATGCAAAACCTGCCACTCAGTGTGTGTTTGATTTCCCGTCGTATGTGAATGAAGATGGAACTCTCTATCTGATTGGACATTGTCGATACTCAACAAGTGATCTACTATATAATCAACCGATTGTATCAGATCAACTATCACTAGTCCATAATGGAGTGGTCTCACAAGAACTTCCTGAGAACTGGCATGAGTTGTATGGGTACCGCTGTGATACAAAAAATGACACGGAACTCATTCTTCGAACAGTTGAAGACAATGAATCACCGTTATTGAAATGGCGAAGCGCATCAATTTCAGTCTGTGAACTACACCGCGATCGAACATTTCGGGTCTATCGAAATGGAAAGCGACCAGTATATCTCAGCACTCGCCCAAATGGTTTCATAATTACCTCGACTGCAGATATTGCTCGACGAGCGGGATGCGAAACTGCAGAACCGTGCCCAATGAATTGTTATTTGACTATTACACCTGATATGACCCTCACGAAACAGTATATTGACACAGGCGATCGTGATTTACAAGGAGTAGAATATGCGTAAGTATTCATCAAATGAGTGGACCTGGGGATATGAGATTGAGTGGGGTGATATTGATCGGCGGCTTACCATCCCAGATCATCTAGGAGCATGGGAACACGCAGAAACAGACATTGTGAATATTCACGAACCCTACAAGTATGTGGCGTGTGATCCATTGGGACAATCCCCGTATATGGGCGGCGAAGTGAATACCAAGCCTACCAAAACTTGGAGCGAACAAACTGATCGCATTATGGAGTTGCATCAGTTCTTTGTCTCACATGGGAACACACCATCATCATCATGCGTGAACCATGGGCATCTTCACGTCTATGTGCCAGGTTTGAAGGATGACGTAGAGGCATTGAAACGACTGGTTGCATATATCAAAGATAATCAACATTTGACGATCCAACGGTGTTATGGGTTTCTTGAGCATTCAGACATGAAGAATTGCGCAGGGGCAAAAATGTATTTGAAATATGATGGCGGTCGCCCGATGCCTGATTATATGTGTAACAATATTATCACACTCACCGACAGCTTTGAACGGTTTATCAAACTGCATGCAGCAGGGAAAGATGGCGTCTCGATGGGACGCCCATTCCGATATGCGATCAACACCTATTGTATGAAACATACCGGAACGATTGAATTTCGATGCTTCCGCTCGACGACTCATCGCGACGAGATTGCTTCGCAGTTTCGATTTGTGGAACGGTTTATTGATGCTGCGTTGAATGGGGGTCCATCAGTAGATGAGATTTTTGCAGCTGATTCATTTTCGTTTCCTCCATTCATTTGGAACCGAGAGGAGTATGTGGGATGGATTCAGACCAAATATGATAAATCACGAGGTCATAAACAACGCCAGTACCATGATGTTGCGTAACTGTACACGAGAAGAGTTTCAATCAGCCATTACGGATGACCGAAGCGATCAGTTTGCAAAGACGTTTGTGGCGAAAGCGAATATGCAACAGATCTGGGATCAGTGCATCGGTGCTTATTCTGCTGATGGTGAATTGATGGGAGCAATCATCGTGACGATTAGTAAACGATTGCCCAAAATCGCCAATCTTCAATTGCTCCATACGTTTACACAACATCGTCGTAAGGGAGTTGCCGCAGCACTCGTTCGCAACACATACCATCAGGTTGCAGAAGAGGGAGCCGTGTATTATCGAGTTTCCTCAGAACCTGAGGCAGTTCCATTTTATACATCATTGGGAATTCGATTTTGGGGTCTTCAAAAATCAGGATGCAGTCTTTCGATCTTCAGAATTGCCGGCGAGATTCATGAGGGGGTGTATGACGACAATGACCCGATTATTCGCAAAGCTCTCTATTCTGGAAGAAAGGGATCGCTTGCAACCTCTATTCCTCCATCAATTTCTTTGCCTTTCTAACTGAGATATAGTATAATAGTTATATCAATGATTGATTATCGACTCAAGGAACACCGACGTGAAGCCTTCATCCGCTGGTATGCGTGGTCACTCCAATATCAGGATTGTGACCCAGCAGTGTGGTTGTTCAATTATCTAAATGCTCGTTATGAGCATAATGATGAGCAACGGCTTTGGTTTTGTTGGTTGTATGGGAATACCTATTATGGTCCCACCGCATGGATCCTGATGAATGAGTTCCCTGACTTTGAGTTGGCGACCGTTGATCGGTTGACGCAGTGGAATGCAGCAAACTATCGACGGCTTCGCTATCAAACGGACACCAAGTGGAACAAAGGGCATTTGCCGGCGATGTTTGAGTCCTATCAGAAGTTCATAGGAAAGAAATCTCAACGTGATGCGATCGACCAATATTATGGTGACAATGAACGACAATCGTTCGATCGCATCTGGGCTCAGGTAAAGTCTCAGTTGTATAAGTTTGGTCGGTATTCTACTTGGTTTTATTTGCAACATCTTCACCATACTGCAGGGGTGCAGATTGTCCCCACGTCACTGATGTTAGATGATTATGATGGGAGTCGATCTCACCGCAATGGATTATTGTTTGCCTTGGGTGAAGAAGAACAGTATGATTCCAAACTCACCAAAGCTGAATACCAGCGGTTGGAAGCAGAAGCGCATGCGATATTGACTGAGACGAAATCACGCTTCCCACATCTTAGCAAAAGCATTGACTTTTTCACGATGGAAACGTGTTTGTGTAGTTTCAAGAAGATCTTCCGTGAACATCACGGGCGATATCTTGGTTATTATCTTGATCGCCAGGCTGAAGAAATTCAGCAGTGTGAACAAGATGGGTGGCGCGGAATTGATTGGAATGTCTTATGGCAAGCTCGTCAGGAAACATTGGACCCACGATTGACGAGCCAGCAAGGTATCATAAAAGAACGATATACCTCCTTCCTAAGAAGAGGGTCTATCGAATTATTGCATTGGATGTTTCATGATGAAGAACCGGTGACACAAGGATTGGAGCAATTCCTATGAAGAAAATTATTGCAGTTGGTGGAAATCCAGGAAGTGGAAAGACAACGTTGTTTCGCGCCTTTATGGAGGGGAAGCAATGGGAAAAGGTAGATGCGAATAAATTACTTCCTGCTATGTATTGTCGAGAATTGGACTTGTTTGTTTTGGGGAAGTATGAAGAGGGAGAAACATTTGCGGGCACAGATCGGTTGTCTATGGCTGTTCAACCGATGGCGGAAGAATTTGCTCTGAAAACCCAATCGAATATTCTATTTGAGGGGGATCGTATTTTCAACCAATCATTTCTAGAATTTGCCGCGAATCTCCCAGACACAACGCTCCACATTCTCTATTTGGATGTACCTAAGTCATTATTGCAGGAACGGTATGCTCAACGTGGTTCTAATCAATCTGCAACGTTTCTGAAGGGTCGCGAAACCAAGTATCAAAATCTGATGCAAAATTTTGAGTTGCGCCCGTATATTACGATGATGCCGAATACGAATGAAACAGAACAGCACGAGATTCTGTCGTATCTTCGCACGACGTTGGGCTGTAACTAATGTTTGTCCAAGATATCTGGCAGCACAATATTCAGCTGACAGAAAATACAACCCCACAGGGACGATGGTATTCGCTTCCCACAGGCGAGCGGTTTGCATCAGTGACTACTATGCTTGGGAAAACCTCAAGCGAGGATAAAAAACGAGGATTGCGAGAATGGCGAGAACGAGTGGGTGAAGCCGAAGCCAATGCGGTCACCGCTCGCGCTTCAGGAGAAGGAACTCGGCTCCATAAGGCTCTGGAGAAAATTATCCTCAATCAATTCACACCATTTCTAAGAGGAGAGTTACTACCAAACATTCAAGCTCTTCTGAATCAAATGGTGCCTGTTTTACGCAGCCATGTGACAGCTGTTCATGGATCAGAAGTGCCGCTGTATAGTGATGCGTTGAAGTTGGCAGGACGCACTGATTGTATTTGTTCATGGGATGGCATGCCAACTATTTTGGATTTCAAGCGATCCAATAAACCCAAATACGAAGATTCTATTGAAGATTATTTTCATCAAGCCACACTATATGCAATGATGGCTGAAGAACGATTTGGGGTTAAAATTCCTTCGATTGTAATTCTCATAGGTGTCTCAAACGGTGAAGGTCCACAATTTTGGCATATGCCAACATATAAATATAAAATACGAGTACAAGAACGAATACAACAATTCCATTCCTTGACTATTGGGCATGAAGGTGGGTGAGTGTTTGTTTATTCATGCAACCATATTCAACCAAGGAGGGTTTTATGCAGGGCA